CGGTAGGCGCACCGCGGAACCCGGTCTGGAAACGAATCTCGTCGGTCATACGACCGCCCCGCAGCTACCTACCGAGAGCGACGTGATGCATGGCGTGATGCCGCCGACAAAGCCAGCGCACGTCAAGCGGCTTCGAGTAATCGTCATGGTGGGCTTGGATCGCACCGCGACAATCAATGCCGACTTCGCAGGGGCCACGAACGAGAACGCCTTTTCGGATCGCGTACTTCGCCTGGTTCTGAGCGCGAGTCTTCTCGGGGTCATAGTTCGCTCGCTTCTTGGCGCTGATTCGATCCTTGTGCCGATGGTACTTGGCACGGTCTGCCGCTCGCATCTCCTCCGGATTGGCATCACGGTAAGACTGAGAGCGAGCGGCGTTGACCGCGCGGCATTCGTCACATCGGCAGCCGTGGCGCTCGTATGTGTTGCGAGTGCCATGAACGATCTTCTTCTTCGCCACGAACCCGCATATTAACTGCCGGGCGTCACCGTGGAAAATCCGCAGACTGCATCAGGCGGCGCGGTGCTCGTCAGGAACACGGCCGGGCCGCCTGTCGAAGACTCGAACGTCGGGCCACCAGCCGGCCCCTGCACAACGCCCCCGTAGGGACCGTGCCCCCAGAGGGGGTTGCGCCGGGTGAACCCGGTCAGCTTCGGCGCGAGGATGTCCGTCTGCAGCACGTTCGCCTGATCGGTGGCCCACTGCACCATCGGCCAGACGTAGTACCAGTACGGCACCTCCGGCACCTGCGCGTCGCAGTCCCACGACCACGACCACGCCTCGACCGCGACGAGCGGCGGCGGGATGTCTGTGGGGCAGTCCTGCAGCGCGTACTCGAAGCCGACGGGGTTGCCGTCGGCGTCGTCGAGCACCGGCGCACCGAGCATGATCGACTGCACTGCCGGCTCGAGCGAGTACAGGTCGACCTGCAGGTCGAAGCGGCGGAGCAGGTCGGGGCTCTTGTAGTTCGCGAGCGGCAGGTCGCAGCCGTTGCGGTAGAAGAGATCCTTGCCCTTGTCGGTGACGCCCGTGTACTGCAGCTGCGACTCACGGTTCGTACTGACGTAATTGTTCGGCCCAGTCGCCGTGTTTCCGAGATCGTCGAGAAGCGTGACGCGGAGGGCGCAGATCTTGATGCTGTCGACGCAGTGAATGCTCATTGCTTACCCTCCTTCAGGGCTTGGATGCACGATCGATCAGGACGCCCGCCTGGAGGACGGTGTCCCAGGTGATGACATAGGTGCGCTCGGCGCGGTAGGTGAGGTTGTTGTTGTGCCGGTCGAGCGCTTCCCGGTAGCTGCCGGGGTAGAGGAGGATGCCGGGTTCCCGCCAGATCTTGATCGGTCCGGTCGCGAACGCCCAGTCCTCGGTGTCGGACGGAGACGATCCGCCGTCGGGGAAGGCTCCGATGTAGCCGTAGCCGCAGACGACCGGGGTGCCTGAGAGGGTGTAGAGTTCGCCTTGTTTGGTCGGCTCCTGGATGAGGCGGTACCACGACCAGTAGGCGATCGTGGCCGGGGCGGCGTGGATGATGCCACCCTTCTTCGTGCCGCCGATCGTCTCTTCGAGCAGCGCCAGCCCTTCGACGGGGTTTGTTGCGCCGCCGCCGTTCAACTCGTTGAGGTTCCCGTCGGTCAGGTGCGGGTTGGCCGGGACGGCGCCGCCGGTGGCGAGTACGTTCTCGACCTGCGCCTCTTCGCTGCCGCCCAACTGGATGACGGCGCGGCGGGTGAACCAGAAGTCCTCGTTTGCCGCCGTGAGTTCGCGTTGCGCGTCAGGGTCGTTCTGGCCTCGCGCGAGCAGGTCGGCGACACGCGAGTAGGCGGAAAACAGCGACTTGTCGGGGAACGGGTACGGGTCGGGCGGCAGCAACTCGGGCGGCGCGCCGACGACGGAGGCGGTGCACGTTTCGGGGAAGTAGATCTCGACCGGCCCGAACTCGGGGAGCGGCGGCGGCGATCCTTCGGTTTTGATCGCGTCGCTGCCGGTTCCGCACGGGTCGAAGCCGCCGGCCTGGTCTGCGGTGTAGCCCTGCAGCCAGATGCCGTTCTCCCAGTGGCCGTCGTCCTCGGTGATGAGCAGCCCCATCTGTGCGACGACCTGGAGCAGCGTGTTATTGCGGCCCTGCGGGGGAGGGCCGTCACGGCGAAGCAGTGGCCCGTAGCCGACTGTCTGCGTCACCGTTCAGCCCTCCCCTCTGTCTTCGATTCGATCTCGACGCCTTAGCTCTGGCAGCCAGCCGGGGCAACTGGGGCCGAAACGATGCCGCTGGCGCAGACCGTCGATGTGATCCAGAGAGACTCGACGCCGATGCCGGCGGCGTTCTCCCAGGACTCGCCGAAGATCTGGTAGCTGTTAGTCGCGTTGAGTACCGAGTCTCGGACGATGCCGAGCTCGAGCACTCCGGAGTCGACGAAGAGCCACGATCCCGGTGCGAACAGCGCCCACTGGATCGCCGTCGGATACGGGTCGACCGCTCCGGGGCTCTGCGCACCGAATACCTGGGCGATCCCGTCGGACGGCCCGTCGAGCGTCCAGGAGACCGAGACGCCGAACGAGTTGAGCAGATCGGTGACGCCCTGCTGGTTGTACTGGAAGCGCTGGAACTGCGATGCGACGAGGTCACCGACGAGCAAGTCGGCTGTCCAGGCCGGCAGGATGGCCTGCAGCCGTGCGCCCTGCGTCATGCGGTTCCGCGACCGGTAGCCGGCGGCGGCGACGAGGATGTCGTTCAGCAGAGTCGCCGTCGCTCCATCGTTGGCGGCACCCTGGCCGTTCGCGGTGACGGCGGTCGATCCGGCCTTGATCGCGTTCAGCAGGTTCGTCTCTGCGACCCGTGCGTGCTGTGCGAGGACGAGCGCGTTGAACTGAGCGATCTGCTCCGGGAACGCCCGGGCGCCGAGGTTCCCGGCGGTGACGCAGTGGAAGATCGAGTCGACGGTGACGATCTCGAAGTCGGGGCAGATCACCGTCTGGCAGGTCTTCGTGCCGGCCGACCCTCCGGCCGCGTCCTGGTCGGCGGTGATGATCCCGACCGCGTCGGTGATGTCGGAGATGACCGGGGGCGGTGCGAAGTTGATGCCGCCGCGGTCGGCGATGAAGCCGACGAGGGCGTCACGGACGGGCCGCTCGACGGTCGAGACGTTCGCCAGCTGGTAGTACGGTGTGACGGGGGCGCAGATTCCGCCGGACGCCACCAGGGCGAACGCTTCCTCTTCGCCTCCGCCGATGCCGCCCTGCTTGGCTGCGGCGACGAGCGCGTCGATCTTCTTCGTGTTTCCGAGCACGTCGTCTCCGAGGAGGCGCCGGTAGCCGGGGATCGCGTCGTTGTCGCGGAGGTCGAGCCGGGCGACGACGACCTGATCCTGGAATCCCTTCGGGACGGCGGTCTTGCGGTTCGCCGCCGCCCGGATCGCGAGGGCGAGGCTTTCGTCGTCGAGGGTCTCGCCGGCCCGGAAGCCGTCGAGGTCGGCGGACGCGGTGAGCGCGATGCCGCGGTTCGGCGGTGCCGCCTGAACGGCGGTGTGCCGTCCCTGCGCGGGGCGGCGGCGGAGCGGCGGCGCCGACGCGACGACCGTCTCGGGCACCTCTTCGACAACCGGGGTCTCGACGACCTCGTCGACCGTCTCGGTCTCGGCGGCGAGCTCTTCGTCGGGCTTGTCCTCGTCGTCGGTGTCGTCGTCGCCCGTGTCGTCGGCAGCGGCGAGGGAGACATCGGAGATCTGAGAGAACTGGTTGACGAGTTCCTCGTCGACCGTCTTGGTCTGCATCTCGCGTGCGGCGAGTTCGTCGCGCACCTTGAGAAGGTCGTTGACTCCGGCCTTCATGATCTCCATGAGGTCGGGCTCGGTCAGACCCTCGAGAAGTTCCGGGTCGCGATCCTTGAGACGGGCGGCGAGCTTCTTGCCGTTCTCGAAGAACTCCTTGAGCTCCTCGTCGCTTGCGGCGTCGAAGTTCTCGGGCAGTGCGGGGAAGAGCGGTTCCATAGCGGTGCTCCTTCTGCGAAGTGGAAGAGACGGAAAATTCACTTCGCCGGAGCAGCTATGCGGCTCGGCTCGTTCGTGGTAGCTAGGCGACCAGCGAACTGCCGAGGATTAAAGCAGGGTTTGAGAAACCGCGCAAGGGGAACGCGCGCATGGCCTGTTGAGGGAGTGCCGGGTTCGGCTGAGGGCGAAGCGTGTCTGGCGCGTCGCAGGCACGAACCCGGCACTTCACTCTATGCACCGCCGGACGCGGCGCTATAGAGTCTATTCGTCTGGTGCCGTCAAACGAGAGGGAAGGAGCAACATGCCAGATTCAGACGATGCCGCACGGAAACCATTCGCGGCGTTCCTGCAGGAGCAGCGCGGCGGAGGTTTGCACGGCGAGCTTTCCGACGCGATCAGCGAGATCGTCGCGGCCTGCATCGAGCACGGCAAGAAGGGCCAACTCGTCCTGACGATCGACATCAAGGCGAACGACGACGGAGCAACCGTGGTAATCACCGACAAGATCAAAGCGACCGTGCCGCAGGCGAACCGTGGCGCGGCGATCTGGTTCGTCGACGGTGCCGGCAACCTGTCGCGGCGCAACCCGGCGCAGCCCGAGCTTCCGTTCGAGATCGCGGGCGGAAAGCGCGAGACGGCGTAATGGCTGACGAAGAGATCCTCAGCCCCGTTCTGGCGTCCGGTGCGACCGACGAGCAGGCCGTGATCGACGTGGCAACGCGAGCGGCCGAGCCGAACGTGCTCGACCCGGAGAAACCACTCGGGATCGTCGTGCCGGCCGGGTCTGAACTCGTTCTTCCCGACCTGTCGGACTGGCGGGAAGCACCGACGCGCAAGACCGGTGTCTACCGTCCCGCGACCGTCGATGCGTTCTCGCAGTACGTCGAAGAGCACCTGGACGCGGACGCGTCGACGGTATGGGTTCATCCGACCAGCGGCAAGGTGGTTGCGATCCTCGATGATCACGCCGCGAAGAAGGCTGGCTGGCGTGAGTGGTGCGTCGACCTCCATCTTGCCCATACGGCCGAGTGGAACTACTGGATCGCGCAGGATCGCAAGATGCTCTCCCAGGTCGAATTCGCCGAACACATCGAAGGTGGCCTGGAAGAGATCGCGGTGCCGGACGGTGCTGACCTGTTGGAGATCGCTCAGACGTTCCAGATGACGAGCGGCGCGAACTTCCGCTCGAGCATCCGGCTGTCGACGGGGATCCAGCAGTTCCAGTACGACGAAGAGGGAACCGCGACGGCCGGGCTGACCGGTCAGTTGACGGTGCCGACGCAGATCCTGCTGGTCGTCGCGCCGTTCTTCGGCGAGCAAGCATTGAGAATCAACGCGCGTCTGCGCTTCCGCCTGAACGGCGGCAAGTTGACGCTCGGCTACATGCTCGACCGCCCCGACGTGATCGTCCGGAACGCGCTGGAGAAGGTTGCGGAGACTCTCGCTGAGAAGTTCCCACACACCTACGTCGGCGACGCACCTACCCGCTGAGAGGGAGTTCTAGGTCGCCCAGTCGACTTGGCTGGGCGACCACTCCCGACCAGCCCAACAGCAGGCGGTGCGTGCCGGGTTGCGGCCGCCCATCGCTGTCTGGCCGGCGAGCGACACGACATCGTCGGGATGATCGACGAGCGACGGCACCGTCATCCAGACGGGCCGCTGCGCGATCTTCGACCACTCCTTCACGTTCGCGTCATCAGCTGTGCGGCCACGGGCGAACGGTCTCGCCTCCGAATAGGTAAGCAGCGCTTCCGCCTCGGCGCGCGGCCAGACGATCGCGACGCAGGGCACGAACGCCTGGTCAGGGATACGGGCCCAGTGCTCGCCGCGGCCACAGGCGTCGAGCATCGCGCGCGAGCCGCCATGCGGCGTACCGGGAACGAACAGGCAGGTGATCCGGTCAGGATGCGCGGCGATCACGTTCTCGACGGTCGGCAGAAAGTCGAGGCAGACAAGCGCGTCGTCCTGAATGATTAGAAGGTGTGAGTCGTCGGACTTAATCTCGCTTAGACAAGCCAGATAGCAGCGCCACGGCGACCGTTTCGGGTTTGTCGGATCAGGATCGGCGACGACCTGTGCGCCGGGAAGATCGGGTAGGAGTCGCGGCAGGATGTCGGCGCGGCGCGGGTCGTGCTGGACGACGATCCGGAGCACTCAGAACGACGGGAAGGTGCCCATGCCAGCGATCAGGATCTCGCCCACATCGAACGTCGGTGCACCCGCAACATTCACGATCCCGTCGACCGATGACCAGAGCGCCGCGCCGAAAGCATCCCATGAGCCAAGACCGCCCGTCGACCACATGCCGGAAACCTCGCCGGTGTTCGCTTTGTAGTTCTGATCGTTCGCTGCCGTGTTGTCCGGCAGCGTGATTGTCAGAACGCCCGCCTCGCCTCCACCGGTATATGCGCCGTAGACAATCCGCAGCCAGAGCGACGTTACTGACGGGAACTCGCCAGCCGGATCGATGACCTGCGTCAATGCGAATGCGTAGCTGTTCGAGATGTCGACGGTGCCGTTGTTGATCGTGACAACGTCGATCAGGTTCGTCCAGATCGGGAGAGCCCCGGCGCCTCCCGGCAGTTGCGTCTCTGAGCCGTCCGGGTTGACGAGCCAGACGGTGCCGTCATCCTTCTGGATGAGGCCTGGCGACGAATCGTCGACGCCGCGGAACGAAGTGGCGAAGCGCCGTTCGAGCATCAGGCGACGAGGGCGGCTAGGCCTTCGATGCCGTCGGCGGAGGCGGCCAGCACCGCGAGTTCGCGCTCGAGCGCCTCCTCGCACGGCTGGCACGCGGCCGACTCGACGAACTGCACCGCATCCTCGCCGTCGGGAAGCAGCCCTGAAGCAGTCAATGCGCGAGGGACGGGGAAGCCGGGAACGTTCACCTGGAGAACTCCGATGAGATCCTTGCCCTTGCCGCGGAAGACCTCGCGCCAGTCGCCCGATGGTTTGCTCGCCATGAGTGCCTGCGCGTCTGCGGCAGAGAGCCTCGCGCTGATGGTTCCGGCAACCCAGATCCCGAAGGCGTCCTCGCCGGCCCGCACGAACGCCGCAGCCGTACCGGTGTTGTCGTAATGAGCGACTGCCTTGTCGGCGCTCAACCTGAGACCGGCGTGGCCCGTGTCCATCGTGAGAGTTCCGACGGCGACGGACTTCCCTTCTGCTGTTTTGATCTCTCCGAGATGGAACCCTTCGTAGCCTGACGGCGACCGGGGCGGCGGCACGCATCGTCCGGGGAAACCGGTGTGGCAGCCATCCCAGGGCGCCATGTGGCCGTAGACGCGGCCTTCCTCCGTCACCGTGAGCGCGGTGAGTTGCCCGAGTTCAGGGTTCTCGAACCACTCCGCCGGCGGCCGTTCGGGTGCGAGGCCTGCCGCCGAAGCGGTGAGAACAGGGCCCTCGATGTCGGTCTCGGTGTTCCATTTCCCTTGCCGCTTGGCTGCCGATGCGATCAGCGAGATCGTGCTCTGCGGTGCGAGCGCCTGAACCGGGCAGATGGTGGCGCCGGCGATCGTCCATTCCTTCGCGACCATGATGATCTCGATGTCGTCGAAGTCCGGCTCCGCCTCGACATCCTGCTCGGCCTCGATCGGCATGTCGTTCGGCAGACCGGCCTCGGTCGGGCTGATCTCCTCGTCGGCCTGGGTCGGGTCGTTGACCTCGTCGAGCATGTCGTCGAGGCCGGTGACGGAGGATGCGTCGTATGCCATCGGCTCCCATTCGCAGTCGACCATGTCGATCGAGATGCCGAGCCTTCGCATCTCCCCGACGAGCGCTGCGGCCTTCGATCCGATCGCGCGCAGGTCTGGGTCGTCCGAGTCGTCGAAGAGAACACCGTTCGCCTGGTACTGGTTGCCGGCGACGGAGATCGAGTCGATGCGGCCGCAGATCGGGGCACCGGTAACGACATCCGCGTGCGGCCCGTCTTCCATCAGCATCAGCGGGAGCGGGAGCGGCAGCCAGGAGCCGCCGTCGGGTGAGAGCAGCCGCTTGACACCCGAGTCGACGGTCGGGACGCCAGCGACGCAGAGCGTGGCCGTCCACGGTGTTCCGCCGGCCGCGGCGGCGAGCAGGGCGGAATCCGTCAGCGGGGCGCGCGACGCGGGGGTGGGGGAGAGGCCGAGCGCCTCGCTGACGAGGATGAGCGCCGCCAGCTGCTCGTCGTCGAACGCGTCGCCGAACCCGCCTGCGGCGAGCGCGGAGCGAACCTCGGCGAACCGTGTCGCTTCCGGCGAGAGCGGTTCTGCGAGTTTCGCGGCGAGCTCTTCGCGCTCTTCGTGGGTCAGTGTGGCGACATCGATGGCCGGCATGTTCCCTCCCGAGGTTAGAGCATCGGCGTGCGGTTTGGCAATCAGGTCGTAGTCGAACGAGCCCTCCCAGAGATGGTCGCGGAAACGCGCCAGCGCAGCGCTCGCCGTCAACGGCTGCCCATAAACCACTGTGCATCGGCAGTTGTGTGCGATCACGCTTCCGGCAAGGTATGATTGACGCCCACCGACCTGGAGGTTGTAGACAAACCCGTGGAACGGAAGAACATCCCGCTTGACGATCTTCGCCAGCGCTACCTCGCAGGGGAATCCGAGAAGGCGCTCGCCGAGTTCTACAATGTCAGCCGTCCCGTAATCCGCCGCCGTCTGCTCGAGCTCGGCATTCAACCTCGCAATCGCGCCGAGGGCATGGTCGCTCGGATGGCGCGGACGACTCCGGAGGAGCGTTCCCGTATGAGCGCCGCCGCCCACGACGCCGTCCGTGGCATGAAGCGCAGCCCCGAAGACCTCGCTCGACGCGCCCGAGGCAAGGAGGCCAGCCAGGTTCACATCGGCGGAGGTGAGGTGATGCTCGGAGAATGGCTCCGTGCTCGCGGGATCTCGTTCGTTCCGCAGAAGGCCGTTGGCCCCTACAACATCGACCTCGCGATCAGGAATCTCGCCGTGGAAGTTCACGTTCGATCCGGGAATCCGTCGCGCGTCGCCCACTACGTCAAGCGCAGCGAATACCTCCTCAATCTTGGTCGGGACGTGATCTACGTCTGGATCAACGCCGGCTTCTTCCTGAACGAGCGCGCCGCAGACGAGATAGTCGCCATGCTCAAGATCACCAAGGGCCTTCCATCCGGCGCTCGTCAGTACCGGGTGATTCGGGGTACCGGAGAGACGGTGCTCAGCATCGGTTTCGACAAGGATCAGGTCGCCGTCATACCAACGGCGAAAGCCACCCGCAAACGAAGCGGCAGCCACTAGCGTCTCGCCTGGGAAGCAGTTGGCGGATTCCTCCCATGAGAGATCCGGATCCCCTGGGTACTGGGCTGATTCGCCGCCGACTGTGAATGTGTCGTTGATCGCGACGGTCTGCCCGTCGGCGTCCGCGTGCGTTTCGCGGGTGCGCTCGTCCTCGGTCGCCAGCCATGTTTTCGTCGAGGCCGCGTCAGCGGTGGTGGCTCCGAGCAGCGAGCCGGCGTTCGAGAGCGCGTTCAGGTCGGTGCGGGCGAGCATGTCGGCGCGCACCTTCGAGATCTTGTCGGTCGCGGTGACGATGTTGCGGGCGACACGGTCGACGGAGTAGCCGTTCGCGAAACCTTCCTGGATCGCCTCCGTGATCTGCTCCTCGATCGCCGACGTGATCGTTCCCTGGATGCGGGCGGCGATGGCATCCAGGATCGCCTGCGAAGTCGGCGCGTGGATGTCGAACGAGATGTCGAACGGCTGCATCGCGCTCGACGCCGAAGCGGTCAGCATCTGCCGGTGCAGCTTCGCGGTCTTCCGTTGCGTGTCGGCCTCGAGTTCCTGCTGGTCGATCAACTGCCCGGCGGGCGGCGGCGTCCAGTTCGGAGGCTGCTGGTCGGCCGCAGCGGTGATCGGGTGGATCTGCCGCATCCGGCCTGCGGCGCGACGTCCGGCGGCGCGCAACGTGCGCCCGTAGGCGCGAGTCAGAGCCGGAAGATGCTCGGCTGCCTTATCGGCGCCGGTCTTCGAGCCGTCGTTGATCTTCGTGTGCTTAGACGCCATGTGTGTCGCCCCAGCCGAACTTGTTCTCGCACCAGTGGAGCGCATGTACGAGTTCGTGATGCTCGCGCGTGTGGTGATGGGTGCACACCTTTCGGACGGTGCCGGCGACGGGATGCTCGCCACGCCGGATGCAAAGGTTGACACCGCAACGGTTATGCCAGCGCGCCCAAGCCGCCATCGACAGGCCGGCGATCAAGCCGACGCCGGAGACCCACTGGATCTCGTTCGCACCGACGTTGTAGAACGTGCTGCTACTCAGCGACGAGCCTGCGAGATGCGCGACCAGGAACATCCCGCAGGCGAGAGCGAAGCCGAAGATCGCCGCTCCGATCTCTTCCCTCCTCATCGCTCACGACCGCTCGAGAGGCCGGTCGATCCGCTGCAGCAGCACCGAGAAGCCGGCCGGCAACGGATCAGGGGTCTCCTGGAACAGTGTCTTCGCCGCGTGCTGCTCAACCAGACGACCGAGCTCAGAAGCCCAAGCAGGGGCGACGCCCATCCCTGCGACGACGGCGGCGAACGCGTCAGCCACACCGGCGACGAGGTTGCCGTTCCCGGTCGTGCCCGGCCCGGACGTGTTCAGATACGGCTTCGCGCGCTCCTTGCCGAGCGTGGCGGCGACGAGCCAGTTCGGAACGTCGACGATCGCCTCCTGGCATTCGTCGCATTTGCCGGCGCGCGGCCCGGTCAGCGAGCGGAGGCGGGCGCCGGCCATCTCGCGGCCGCGCAGGATCGCGTAGTCGGCGGCGCCGAGGATCCGCTGCTCGCGCCCGAGCGCCGCCGACGCTTGGAGCGCTGGGCCGCCGTCGGATCCGTTCTGGTCGGCCGGTGTGTCCTGCGGCGGCCCTGGGTTCGCCTCGACCGGGTTGACGTTCGTGCCTGCGACCTCGCCGGTCGCCGACTCGATGTCTCCCGGTGCCGGCTCGATGTTCGCGCGCACCGACGGGATGCCGTAGGCGAAGTAGGAAGGGTCTTTGAGCGCGATCCCGGCCCAGTGCTGGTATTCGATGTCGCTCATCGCGTCGTTCTCGTTGAAGCCGAGCAGTTCGCGGTAGACCTCGTCGTTGATCAGGCCGGCGGCTCGGAGATCTTTCGCGTCCTTCGCCCGGTCGGGATGGTTGATCACGTCGGACGGGTCGACACCGATCAGGTACTGATCCCAGTCGGCGACGCCTTCGCCGCGCAGCGCGGGCTGCAGATAGGCGGCGGTGAAGTCGGCGGCCATCTCCAATGCGCCGGGTTTGCCGTAGCTGTCGTAGGTCTGCTTGTCGATCAGCCAGGCGCCCCAGTGGTTGACGTCGGCGGTGCCGGTGATGACCTCTTTCGGAAGCTCGATGCAGGTCGCGAAGCGGCCGATCATCTCCGCGCGCTGGCTGATCTCCGCGAGCTCGCCCTGGTTGTCGTTGAAGCGGATGTACTTCATCTTGTCGATGAAGTCGCCGGCCATCCGCAGCCCGATCGGCGAGACGGCGGCGGCGGTGCCGGGGTCGCGCAGCGACGCCATGATCGCGACGTTCAGCCGTGCCATCAGGTCGTCGGAGGCGGGATCCTCTTCGGGGTCGTTGCCGAGCGACGGCAAAGTCGCCTCTTCCGGGTAGGCGAAAATGCCGGCCTGGTAGAGCCGCGACTTCAACTGGGCGCGCACCGAGTAGGTCGAGAGGACGAGTTCGTCGAGGATGTCGAGCGCGGCCTGCATGTTGCAGTCGGCAAGCCAGCTGTAGGCGGGCGACGGCCGCCAGAGCCGGTAGACGTTGATGATGTCGGGCCCGTTCTCGACGAACTGCGGGCCGAGCACGTCGCCGTTCGCTTCGATCTGGGCGGGGTCGTTGCCGACGATGTACTCGTTGACGCCGATCGTGTACTGGTCGGCGGAAAGCATCGGGGCACGGAACCGGCTGGCGAGGCCGCCCGGCTGCGGCCGGAGTTCGTTCGGTGACAGGCACTCCCAGACCTCGCCGCGATCCTCGTCCGGCGACACGGTCAGGTAGGACTCGCCGATCAGGAAGCGCAGCTTCGCGTACTGGTCTTGGAGCAGGGTGCGGCCGCCGCCGGGGTCGACGATCTGGTTGAAGATCTCGAACGCGGACCCGTCGTGAACCTCCGCGGGCTCGTGCGTTTTCGGGTCGATCTTGGCGGGGAAGAGGCGCACGTTGCGGAGCATCTGCGCGAAGAAGTTCGTGCCGAACTTGACCTCCGGGACGAGGCTGTAGTAGCTCATCGACTGCGCCTGCCACGGCTGGATCAGCCGGCGGATGTCCTGCGAGTTCTTCTTCGCGAGGGCGAGCGCGCTGCCGCGGATCGCTTTGCCGTCGTCGCCGATGTAGAGCGGCTGCGTGTGCAGTTGGATGTCGTAGATCGCGGCGGCGGTCAGTGTTTCGAGCGACAGGTTGTCGTCGCGTGGCCGGTCGCGTGTGCGGCGGCGGGTGCTGACCGGGGTGCGTGGCTTGCGCTGTTTCGCGCTGCCCGCTCTGATCCTGCTGATCGTCACCCGGTTACTTGGCGACCGTGGTCTTCGGGCCGTTCCAGACGGCCGGCAGCCCGCGCACGCGTTCCGGCTTGTCGGCTGCGGCTGTCCGTGTTGACGGTGCCTTGTAGACCTTCGATGACCCTCCGCACCCGCATCCCACGTATCGGCCCTCCGCTCGCGTCGCTTGTGCTTGCAAGCGGCTTATATCACGCGCAACGGAAATGCAAGCTAGTCGAGGCGGGTGCGCACGAGCCCGACCGCGGCCGAGATGGCAAGCGGTGTGGCGACGTAGAGCATGCCGGGCGTCCACAGCCAGAGCAGATAGGCGGCGACCGAGAACCAGGCGCCGGAGCACCAAGGGCATTCGAGCCATTCGGCGAGCAGTGGCCGGGAGTAGAACTTCTCGTCGTCGGTGTTCGTCCATTCGTAGCCGAGCAGCCAGTCGCGGAAGCGGACGAGGATCGGCAGCGTGTCGGCCGCGGCGATCCGCCAGAGCCGAAACGTGCCGAGCGTCAGAACGATTGCGACCCACGGCGACGGGATCACGAGCCACACCGCCGACACAGCCATCCGTGCGCGTACCAGTATTCGCCGTCCTCGCCACAGACAACGCACTTCTCTCGGGTACGAAGAGCCGAGTTCATCATCCGCCAGAAGTTGTCACGGTCAAGAGGCAGAAGATCGCCCTGGGGGATCGCCGCCGCGCGTCCACCGCTATGTCGAAGATCGGCATTGGGAGCAGCCCATTCGTAAGCGCTCATCGGTTCGCCCGCCTCGTCAACTCGGCACGCCACGGCTCCAACGCCGGCGGCCACTCGACCGGCTGCAACTGGATCCGCGACTCGGGCCACATAATCGAGTCGATGTGCGTTTTCGCGTGAAAACGGCCGGCATCGCCGACCGCGTACCGGGCGAAACGCTCGTCACGCTCACCCACGTTCGCCCAGCCAAGGTGCAGCAGCGCCGAGCAGGTATGCCCCGTCGGCAGCAGCCCGACCGCGTCCGGCGTGCGCCCCGTCGCATGCCCCTTGTCGGTGATCTTCAACTGGTTCGGACGCAAACGGTCAGGACGCCAGACGAGTGCCACGTCATGCTCGACCCAACCGCCGTCCTGGCGGATCTCGAGCTCGTCGGCGTTCACCTTCCAGACCTCCTGCAGACAGACCTTAAGCGCGCCGGCATCCGATTCCTCGCAGACCGTTCGCACCGCCGCGCCGTCGGTGATGAACTCGTCCGCGTCGATCGCCAAGATGTGCGTCGGTGCGCCCTCGAGCGTGAAGTCGAGCAGCCGTTGGCGCATCGCCGCATGGTTCACGAACGCATCGCCGGATCGCTCAGGAGCACGCAGGGTCACACAGCGCCTATCAGCCCAGCCGTCAGTCGATCCCTCGTCCAGGACACGGATCTCGTCGCAGAACTCGAGCAGATGGTCGATGCACGGGCCGAGGTAACGGCCGAGTTCGTTCCTGACGATCAGACTGGCAATCAAGCGCACGCGGCCACCTCGGCGTTCAGTGCTGCGTCGTACGTTTCGAGCGCGTGCCAAAGGTCTTCCATCGGCGTGCTGTCCGTGTGCCACTCCGCGACCGACTTGCGAACCTGCGCGACGAGGGCCTCAGTCGCAACGTCTTCGCAACAATGGCCGTCGTACTTCTCTCCTGAACAGCCACACCGGGGGCACGGCTCAATGTCCTGCGGCCACATCGCGGCCTCTTCCAGATCCTCGGGGTTCCTCACGCAGCCACCTGGGCGTCGATGTGCTCGAGGAGTGCGGCGCCAAGGAACTCTGTGTACATGGGGGGGATCGCCTCGGACAGTTCCGCCCGGGTCATCCATCCGATCCCCATAGCGGCACCGGCCTGAGCAATCGATCTCGGCTTCCGATGCCGGCCACCAGGGCCACCGGTTCCCGTCACGTCTAGCGGCAGCGGGTGCTCCGCGTGTGAGCATGGCGGAAGCATCCCGATCGGCCAGTTCGTCTCGAAAAGCCTGTGCCGCCACACGCCGAGCCCGAACGACGACCCGCACAGCTTCAACGGGTGCTCGAGCGGGGCGCCGACGACGTTCTCGATGATGTACGGCAAGCCTGTCGCCCGTAGGAGCTCGCGCACAGGCGCGACGAGGTCAGGGTGGTCGTCTGGGTTGCCGAGCCCCTGTGTCAGGAGCGAGTAGCGCTGACACGGCGGTGAAGCATGGATCGCGTCAAACCGGTACCGAGTGAGCAGGGTGTCGATAGACAGAGCGTTCTGTTGGTGGAACTCGAACGGGTAATTCGGCTGCGGATCGATGTCGATCCCGACAACCTCAAAGCCGGCGCGGTGGTAGCCCATCGCCGCCCCGCCGGCACCGCAGAACAGGTCGAGAACCCGGAGTGTCACGTCGCTTGCCAGTCTACTCGACCGGTGCCCACCACTGGTAGTAGGAGCGGCCACCGTCGGCGTACTTCGACCACGGCCGCGCCCATCCCTTCGCGATGTGCTGCACCGCCAGCGACGCGTATGGTTCGAGGTCGATCAGGTCGAGGCAGAAGCACGGCAGATCCGGTGTGATCCAGCCCTTGCGGCTCTCCGGGTGGCGGCCCTGGAACTCGGTGAAGCCGTAGCGGCCGTTCGGTGTCGGCCGGCAAACCTCGAACACCCGGTAGCGCATCAGGCCGACGCCGCCGATGTGGCGCGCTTCTTCGACGCGGCGTTCGTCGCAGTGTCCCATCACGGGCGGGCCGAAGCGTGGCTGGATGCCGAGGAAGTCGATGCCGGGGTTGAGCGTCGCGACGCGGGTGAGCTCGTTCAGCCAACCGGGCGACACGACGACGTCGTTGTCGAGTTTCACGAACGCGCCGACGTCGTCCTGTTCTGCCGTGGCGGAGAGCAGGTCGAGGTGCCGGTTCGTGGCGGCGACGGGGCCGCCGAGGCGCAGCGACTCGAACTTCACGTCGAAGTCGCTTGAGCGTGCACCGGCCATGTCGCGCAGGTACTGGGCGGTGCCGTCCTTCGACCCGTCGTCGTGGATGTGCAGGGTGCGGACGAGCGACCAGTCGGTGTTGTCGATCAGCGACTGGAACGACGGCTTTGTGAAGGCGAGCCGGTTGAACGCGACGTAGAGCAAATCAACGGTCATGCAACCGGCTTGCGCCCTTCGATCCAGAAGCACTTCGGCGCCAACCCATGCCACGCCTGCAGCAGCGACCGGTCGTGGAAGAACGTCGTGTCCGCGTCGACCTTCTGCACGATCAGCTTTGCCTTCCTGAGCGCCGCCGCCATCATCTTCGGCCCTGTCAACGTGACGGCGTCATCCCAGCCGCCGGCGCGTTCCGACGCTTCGTTCTCGGTGTCGTCTTCGGTGATCCGAATGATGCCTCCCGGCTCGAGCACGCGCGCAAACTCCTTGAAGACGTATTCCCAGTTCAACTTCGGCACGTACATCAGCGAGTGGCTGATCGTGATCCCTTCGACGCTGCCGTCTGGATATTCGCCGAGGCCGAGCTCGAAGCGCCAGCCGGTGTTCGCGTCGAGGTTGTCGAAGCCGGCGATCTGGTGCGGGCCTGCGCCGAGGTTGAGTCTGGTCAAGTTGCCTCCGTTGCTTTGCGGGAGCGTCCGAGCCACATGCCGTTCGCGGTCGGAATGTAGACGCCGACACCAGCGGCGATCTCCGGGTAGTTGCGCTCGGCATCATGGACGAGCACCGGGCCGGTGTAGCCGTTCGTCAGCCAGGTCGTGATGTCGTTCGCGCGGTACTTCTGGCCGGAGTCGATGTAGACGAGATCTGGCTTGTGGCCCCACTCGGCGAACGGCGCGACATCGTTGACGATCTTCGCTGGCATGCCATCCAGTAGATCGTGCGCCTGCTTTGCCAACTCCCAGACCGGTTCGACCGTTACAACCGCGCCCATTTCGTCGTTCTCAGCAAGAGCGTGGGCGATGAAGAACGCTGTGAGTCCGAGACCTGCACCGATCTCAAGAACGCGAAGAGGCCTGGTCGCGCGGACGAGCGCGTAGAGGAAATCGGCCTCCTCTCGGGTTACCGACATCTGACGATACGGCGCCGGGAACCTGTGGTATCCGTTCTCAGCCAGTGTCGCCGTTGCACGTAGTTCGTCGAGATTCAATCCGCCACCCACGCCCACCGCTTGCCGTGAACGATGTCCGAAATCAGCGAATGGTTAACTCCGTACCAGAGCGCCATGCGCGTGATCTTCGTTCCCAACCCATGCTCTCGTCGTATCTCGCGCACATCGTCCTCGGTCAACTTCGCATCCGCCCGAGCCTTCGTCTTGACGTGCGTATAGCGAGTCGCAATCAGGCTCTCGAGCCGACCATCGACGATGATGTGGTGTCTGCGGCAAAGCGGGTCGCAGAGGGCCAGTTCGACCAGAAGTTTCTCTACCGAACTCGCGCGAACGAGATTGCCGATCTTGTCGTTCTTCGTCTCCGGGTCTCGGTGGTGCCACTCGATGTTCGTCCGCATGCATCCCTCGAAGACGCAATGGCCGCCTCGTCGTTCTAGTTCCTCGGCGACAACCTGCCGATTGCGCTCTCTGCGCGCGTCGATCGACTCTTGGCTCGGCCTACCCATTCAGCGCCTCCAGGATCATCCGGACAGCGTCAACGGTCGGCTGCCTGCTCTTCGTACACGCCGACGAGCCGCCGTCGGGCGGGATCCCGTCATGCAGCGACACGATCCCTTCGCCGCCGGCCATCGAGCGCCGGTAGATCAGGCCGGCGTCGTCGGTGAAGCAGTCCTCCGGCACGATGTTCGCCTTGACGTGCCGGGTCAATCCGAGGTCGGTGGCGATGGCGAGCACGCGTTCGTCGGCGGCGTAGTAGGGCGCTCGCCACGCGGCCGGCCAGGTTCCTGTCACTTCGGCGATCTTCGCGGACGTGTCCTTGAGCTCACGCCAGATCTTCGCGCCGGTGCAGTCCGTGAGCCGCGGGTGCGACCAGGTGTGGTTGCCGATCGCGTGCCCTTCGTAGTCAGCGCGGAGCAGGATGCCTTCGCGGCCCTCGATCGAGGCGCCGACGACGAAGAACGTCGCTTTCACGTCGAAGTCGCGTAGCAGCTCGAGGATCGCGGGCGTCCACTCGGACGGGCCGTCGTCGAACGTCAGCTGCAGGCTCACGCTTCGTTCCAGACGTACACCCGCAGCTGCGTCCGAGGATCACGCACACACCTGAGCGAACCCTCGATCTCGAGCGCCTGCAGCACCGGCCGCACACCGTTCGCGTTCGACCCGACCGCCGACATCACCTCAGCGACCGTCCGCGACTCGCCGTCACGCATCAGCGCGCACACCCGTTCATGCACCGTCGCGGCCGTCACGCGACGAGCTCGTAGACGCCGTAGCCGACCGCCGCCCAGAAACCGACCAACAACGCGAAACCGATCAGGAACCAGAGCAGGTCGCGCAGCAGTTCCATCGCGGCCACCCTAAACGGCGGCACCCGGACTTGGCGGAGGAAGAGCTCGCAGCGGATGTTCGGTTCCGTCCAATTTGCGTAGATCATCGTGCGGGTGAAAGATTCGTCGGTCATTTCGGCAGGACGAGGCCGGTGCCGAGCAGCATCTGGATCAGGGCGCGCCGGCCGTCGTCGTCGAAGATGTAGACGTGCATTTCCTGGTCGGGGTCGACGAACGCGAGCGCCATCGGGACAGGTGCTTCCTTGCCGTTCGATCCGTCGGTCGGCGGCAGCGTGAAGGTGATGTCGGCGGCGACTTCGGCGAGCGGTTTCCAGATCGGCTTCGACTGCGGGTGGACGTAACGCTTGAGGGATGCCATCAGAGTTCTCCTATCGCAGCTTTCATTCGGGCGAGAACTTCTTCGGCAGTTTCAGATCTCCAGCCCTTATTCGCCGGATCGCACGCCACGTTGTAGACGTAGGGGATTGCTTCGCGGATCGCGTCCGTCATCGCATCAACCGCCAAGAGTTGAAGGTCTGCGACTGCATGCATGTGCTCGCCCTCGTTGCGGATGCCGTCCGCGAATCCGCGCAAGGTTGAACGAGGACTGGCGATCTCGTCGCTCACGGTTCGATCCTTTCGATCCAGTCGGCCATGATGTCCCAGCCGATCGTCACACCGGAAACGAGCAGGCAGGCGAGCGCGCCAACGGTCATCGGGATCGCCCAGACGGCAAGGATCAGGAAACGCAGCAGCGGCATCAGAGCAGCAGCCACCATGCGAGCGCGACCACCGCGACCTCGCACGCGACCAGGGCGAACGTCCACCGCCACGCCTGGCCGCTCACTTCGCCTCCCAGATGCCGTAGTGCGGACGCTCACGCAACCGGGAGATGGCCGCGGCCCGCTCACGGAACTGCTGCGCGTTCGCCGACAGCGGCCGTTCCTCCCGGATGTCGTTCAGCGAACGGCCGTCTGGGTGGGCAGGCTTGACCGGCCGTTCGCTCAACGTCGCGGTCACTTCGACTCCTCGGCTGCGATCGTCTGGATCGTCGTGTGCGACAGGCCGGCGGCCTGCGCGATCCGGCGCAAAGACAGGCCGGCAGCGACCGCCAGCCGCGTTCGACGTTCGAGCTCGGCCCGGCGGATCAGCGCTTCGGTCTGCGCTTCGGCCAGGAACGCCGCAGCGTCCTCGATCGACCCGAGATGCTCTTCCGGGCTGCTTGGCCGAAGGTCTTGCTCACGTTGGACTTTCGTGCGAGGACTCATGGCACGCGACGTTACACGATACGTTCGTCAACTGTCAAGGAGAGTTACAACCGATGCTCAAGTACGTGCTCGCCATCACCGTCACCGCCTACATCGCGCTCGTCGCCGCCAGCATCGGCCGAGCCGCCACGCTCGAGGACTGCTCGCACAACCCCGCGTCCGCCCACAACGTCATCTTCACGAACGCCGAATACGGGTTCAAGCCGTACCTGCTCGGCCTCGGACAGACCTGGTGGCGCGGCAAAGAGCGCGCCGTCTACTACCAGGGCCAGCAGGCGACCGTCACGCTCTGCGGCGACCAGGCGCGGCAGCTGGCGGCCGGCCAGACACGCTTCTACGTCATGCTGCGCGCGTTCCCCGCGAAGCCGACCCGCGCGCAGTGGAAGGCCCGCTTCCGCTCGCTGATGCAGGCAGCTATCGCGCTCGACGCGGAGTTCCTGCCCCTGGCCGGCGGAGGTCAGGAACGGCTGAACGTCGCGGCCGACAAGGCGTGGCTGGTCGCTGCGCAGAACACGCCCTACGGCGGCACGTTGCCATGAGGCTCAGACGGATCCTGTTGACGGTCGCGATGCCGTGGCGGGCGCGGGCGATCCGGCGGCTCGTCGCCGAGTTCAGCCTGCTGCGCGAGAGATAGGGCGGGGCGGCGCCTCGACTGTCAGGAATCTGGTGCCGCCCCGCTACCCGACCTTCTACCTAGGACACGCGACTATACGCGAATCTCCTGCTCCCACAAGTGCTTCCTCGAGCGGAACAGCGCAGCGTCTTCGCGCTCGCGCGCGTTGCCCTTCTGGTACGTCGCGTCCCGCTTGATCGTCCGGTCGAACAGCGGATGGTGGTGCGTCACCATCGCATCGTGCGCGTGGGCGTAGCAGCCCCGGGCTTTCGCGGTCTCGACGAGCTCACAGTCGACCCAGTTGTGGTCGTAGCCCTCATGGTAAACCTGGCCCGGCTCGCCGACGGAGCCGCCGTACCGGTCGATGTAACAGCGCCTTACGACCGGATGGGTCGAGTGCCGGCCCGCCTTCACGGACGGGTTCGCGTTGTCGTTCGTGCCGATCACACCAACGTCGTATTCGTCGGCGATCTTCTCGACGGCTTCGAGCCAGCCGGGTTGGAAGCGGAGATCGTCAGCTGCTAGCAGGACGAGCGGGGTCGTGAACGACCAGTCGTAGCCGCACTGGATCTTCTTGGCGTAGTCGCCGCTGCGGTTTGCCGGAACGCCGAGCGTAGTGAGCCGCTCGGGGTAGATGTTGCCGAGCCGGTAGCACTCATCTTGCTGCGCCCAGTCTCCTTCCGAAACAACGAAGATGAGCTCCGCGCGGTCGGTCGATGCGGCCAAGGACTCGACGAGCGGCGCGGCGTTCTGCGGCCGGCCGAGCACCGGCACGATCACGGCGACCCGGCTCACTTCGGCATGAGCGCGCGGTCGATCGAGAAGCCGAGACGGTGCGCGAGCCAGAAGAGATCTCCGAGGCTCGGTTCGCTCTTCCCCGTCTCGACGAGCGACACCCATTCCTGGGTTCGCCCGCGCTCGGCCGCGAGCGCTTCCTGACTCAAGCCTTCCTTGTTCCGGAAGATCCGCACCGTGTAGCCGAGCCGCTCGGCGTGCTCCGTGACGAGGCGCTCGCTCAGAACTGTCCCGGCATCGGTAGCCCGGCCTGGTTCGCCGCCTCAACCCCGTCATACACCTCAAGCCCCGTCACCCGCGCCAACACCTGCGCCCGGTGGTTCGCAGGCTGCTTGAAACCGCGGGCGACCTGCGACGTGTCCTGGACGCGGGAGGGGATCTTCAGTGCAGGCGGCTTCTTGCGGCGAGGTCTCATGCGTCTTCGCCAGGCTTCTTCTTTTTTTCGATTTCGGGAGCGAGGATCTCGCATCTGCCAACATCAAGGTCGCAGGTGATCTTGATCGTGTTCCCTTTCGTCCGCTCGGCCGAGGCTTGGAGAGGAGGATCGTCGGGAGTCCGGAGCCGATAGAGCGGAGTTGACGTAACACTAGAGTTGGTCATTAGGCCGAAATCCTAAGCGAAGCCTCGCCGCGTGGCTTCGATGTGCCGATCGCCTGGTTGATCTGATCCTCGGCCCCGTAGAGTCGATGGAGCGCTGAAGTTAGGGCAGACCTTGCCTCGGGATCCGTCTCTTCACGCGAAGCAGCGTCCAATGCCTCGGCAAGTTTGCGGGCAAGCGAGTAGGCCTCGGCAAGATTGCCACCGCGTCTCTTCGCGGCTTGTGATTGCTGCTCGCGACGCAAGGCTGCTACCGCGGATCGCTGTGTCTCGCGGTAGCGTTTTGCGTTCCGAGGATTCAGCCACCTGCCGACCATCGACTGACTTACGCCAAGTTCTAGACCAATCTGCCGTTGCGTTAGTCCTTTCTTGGCGAGGTCTTTTGCCCGATGACGAATAGCTTCGTCATAACGTGAAGTCGCGCCGACATCAAGGGTGTGTCCAAACTTCCGAAGAACACGAATCGCCTCTCTCAAGGAGGTCGCCCCGGATGCAAGAACGATGTCCTCGAAATAGGAGACACGCATGTAGACGTGAGCCATGTTGAGGCTAACGTCAAGATTGGCAGCGGCCCACTTGAGCCACTCTCCCGGTGGTACCAACTGGCGGGCGAGACGAAGTGCATGGCCCGCAGCAATCGTGTGTCGTATCAACTCAGACGCCGCGTCCGCAACGCATTGATGCTCGCGGTTCGCTACATCCGCCAACTCGTCAAGCGACAGACTCGTAAGGTCAGATTCCCTTGCCGGTTCAATCAGAGTCAAGGTCATGGTTTCGTCTTTCGTTCGGATGGGGCGAGGATTATGGCCTACGCGCAGTTCCTAGCGCAAGTGCTCACTGCCAGCGGCCGGGTTGGGGAATGTCTCCGATGCCGCCGATAGCCTCCATGTTCACCGTCACCCGTGCTCGCGACGCCCGGCCGCGCGCCCAGTTCATCGCCTGCGAGAACGCATCCACAGAGTCGTCGTTCGCACCCTTCGGGAAAACCGCCGCCTCCTCCACCAGCTGCGCCGACTCAGACGGCGTCCTCTGCGAGTCATAGCCCGCCGGGTCAGACGACTTCAAACCAGGAATCCACACGTTCCCCGACTCGAGCGCCGGCGACGCAGCAATCGCCCTCGTCGTCTTGTCAGTCGCCGCGACAATCGGCTCAATCCCCGGGAGCTCCCGCTTCAAATCGGCGATGATGTCAACCCCGTTCGCCGACTTCTCTATCAGGATCTTGTGCGCCGCACGCGGCCACCGCTCCGTCGCCCACGCGTTCGCCTCCCGCATCGCCGTCTTCGTCGCCGTCAAATTCATCCGGGCCCGGAACACCCGGAGCAGGAAACGGTCGGCGCCACGGACACCCCAGATCTGGCCGACGACGAAGTCGCTGTTCGTCCGATCCTTGAACGTCGTGTCCCACGACTGCGCGACATGCGTGAACGCCGGCAGATGCTTCCTCCCGTCGTCGTCGAGCCAGGCGGGCGGGAAGAACATCCAGTCGGCCCGCTTCAGAATCTCGCCCTCCACCGCGGTCGGCCGCTGCTGCAACTGGCCCGACGCCCGAAACGAGCCGAGCGCCTCCGCGCGCGCCTTGTGTTCGACCGGGCCGATCCTGTCAGGGCAAAGCAACTCGCCCTTCACCGTGCGCGGGTCGCCAGCGAGAACCCGGCCCGACGGCAACACGATCCGCTCCCGCGTCACGTTCGGATGGTCGGGCTCATACTCCTCGGGAAGGCAAAGCACCGTCCACGAATGCCCGTCCTCCTTCGCGAGCAGATGCCCGCACAGATCAGCCTCGTGCAGCCGCTGCATGATGATCACCTCGGCGCCCGTCTTCGGGTCGGCGAACCGGGTCGACAGGGTGCCGTCCTGCCAGCCGATCGCGGCCTGCAACGCCGACGGGGTCGCACCCTCCGCCTCCTTCGCGTTGTGCGGATCGTCGACGATGATGATGTTCGCGTGCTGGCCGGTGCCGCCACCGCCAGGCGACGTCGCGTAACGCCGGCCGCGCCGGTCGTTCCGGTAACGCGTCTTCAGGTTCTCGTCACCCTTCATCTGGAACAGATGGCCCCAGCGGGACTGGAACCACCACGACTGGATCAGGTCGCGCGACTTGACGGCGAAGTCGGTCGAAAGGTCGATGTGGTAGCTGCCGGTGATGAACGAACGGTTCGGCTTATGGATCCAGTCCCAGACCGGCCAGATCACGGAGACGGTCGTGCTCTTCGACGTCGCCGGCGGCACGTTGATCATCAACTTCCGGAGCTCGCCAGCCGACACCGCCTCCAGATGGTCGGTGATCGCCTCGATGTGCGGCCCGTCCACGAACGGTGTGTCCGGCTCGAGCACCGGCCACGCCTGCCGCATGAACGTGTGCAGGTCGCCGCTCCACGCTTCCGCCTGGTCGGCGAGCGTTTGGCCGCTGCGTTTCCGTTCGATCGCCGCGTCGAGCTCGGCGAGGTTCAGTTCGATGACGCTCATCGCGCCGTCAGGCGACGAGGCGGAGTTGCCCGGCCGGGCAGTTGCGGCCCTGGCTCGCCTTCGTGATCGGAACACCGTTGTAGGTGCAAGTGGCGTGAACCGTCAGGGTGCCGAGGAACGTGCCCGTGTCGAAGTTCCAGAACGGGTTGCCGTCCGGCCCGGTCGCAGCGACGTTGTCGAGCTCGACGTCGTAGTTCAGCGTCGCCGCCTCGTCGGTCGAGCCGTAGAACACCGGCTGTCCGGGTTGCACGTCGACGATCCCGTCCTTGAACAGCACCGGCCCCTTGACGAGGTCGTCGGCGAAGATGCAGAGCGGCAGTTGGAAGCCGATCAGCTTGAACCTCTCGGCGCGGAAGCCTGCGTAGCGGACGGAGAAGCCGCCGTCGCCGCGGTTCGGCGAGAGCGCCGCCGTCGCGGACGCGTCGAGCGCGGTGACGTTCGCACCCTTGACGTAGAAGAAATGCTTGTTGTTGTGCGGCACCGAGTAGCCGCCGACGAGGTTGCCCTGAATCCGCTCGAACGTCGAGCCGGCACCGCCGCCTTGTCCGCCCTGCACCAGGAACGCCTGATCCTGACCGCCGTTGACGACCGTGTCGGTGATGTGCGCCGGTGCCTGGTAGACGTTCACGCCGGCGCCAACAGGGTTCGTGATCACGGTGCCGACCGGCGGTGGCGCCGGCGGGGCGACGACCCAGCCGACCGGCGGTGTGACAGCCGGCCATGTCAGGTCGCCCTCGTCGAGCTTGCCGAGCGCCACGACGGAGTAGATGTGCTCGCCGCTCGATGGCTTCCCGAACTTCACGCTCGACCGGGTCGGGTCGAACGTGTTTGACACCCGGACGCTGTCGACGAGGAACTCGTAGCCGGTCGCGTTCCGCAGCGGCGTCCAGCCGACGGTCAGCGTCGTCTTCGTCTCGGCGAGGACGGTGAGCGGGATCACCAGACGCGGAGCTTCTTGAGCAGGATCAGGACGAGCACGACGATGACCAGGATCAGCGCGACGACTTCGAGGTCGCCCTTCGTGACGGTGAACGCGAGAGTCTGCATGGCGCGGAGTCTACGCCTCGGCGTGCGCGTAGTCGGGATGCTTGTTCTCCATGTGCCGGGCCAACTGCTGGAACGTCCGGCCGCAGCACGGGCAGACGCCGGCGGCGACGCGCTTCTTGAGCTTCGTCACCTGGCCCTTCGTCGCGCGCAACGACGCTTCCGCTGCGCGGCGTTCCTCAGCATGCCGGTCGGCGCGGCGTGTCTCGCGCTCGAGTTGCTGGCGCAGCTTCTCTTCCTCGGACGGCCCGTTGAAGACGAACGAGTGGCCGTTCGGGCAAACCCAGCCGAGATGGTCGTCCCGGCGCGCCGCGATGTAACCCTCCTCGATGCCCCAGATGACGCCGCACTCGCCGCAACGGTGGATCTCTAGCGTCACGTCGCCGCGCGGCACCCGCACGTCGCCGAGGTTCTGCGTTCCCTTGAACAACTTGTGGCCTTCGATCGTGCGAGCCATTTCAAACCTCCTGGATGGGGATCAAGCGACTTCCTCCTCGGACACTACTTCGCCCTCGATCGACGCGGCAAGGATCTCCGCCGCCGGCTTCCCGTCCGCCGGGAGCTCGGCCTGCTCCGGAGACGCCTTCGCGAGCAGCGACCTGAGTTGCAGCTGCTCCTCCAACGTCAACTTCGACAGGTCGACGAACGGGCGGCCGGTGACGGTCGCCTCGATCTGTTTCTTCTCACCCCACCGCTCCGGGAACCGACGCTCCAGCTTGAACCCGGCGGCACGCCAGTCCTTGTCGGCGCCGGCGTCGATCCTTGCGATGTCGCGCATCTCGCCCTCGGCCATCGCCGCGTCGATCTTCTCGACAAGGGCGACGTAGGGCTCCCAGCCTTCGCGGCCGAGGCGCAGCCATTCGTTGAACGTCGGTGTCGGCACGCCGGCGTAGGCGCGCGCGGTGTTCAGCGGCGCGCCGATCCTGACGGCCTGGACGATCTTCTCGGTGATCGCCTCGTTGATCTTGGTGCCTTCGCCGATCTGGCGGCGCTTCGGGGTGATCGGCCGGCGTTGCGGGAACGAGCCGTCGCGGTTCGGCGGCTTCGCCCGCTTCTTCTTCACCGGGGCGGGTTCGCTCATGGCGCCCACTTCTGGTCGTTGACGAAGTCGGCGTAGCGCTGCCGGATCACGTCGCAGTAGGCCGGGTCGATCTCGAGCGCGAAGCAGCGGCGGTTCGACTGCTCGGCGGCGATCAGGGTTGAGCCGCTCCCTGCGAACGGATCGAGCACAGCCTTCTCGGGATCGCTCGAGTTCCAAAGTGCGCGCTCGACGAGTTCGACCGGCTTCATCGTCGGATGCTCCGGCGAGCGCTTCGGCCTCGCGATCTCCCAGACCGTGTCCTGCTTCCGGCCGCCGTTCCAGAGATGCGCCGCGCCGGCGAGCCAGCCGTAGAGGATCGACTCGTGCCGCCAGTGGTAGTCCTGCCGCCCGAACGCGAACACGTCCTTCGCCCAGACGATCGCCTGGCGCAACTCGAACGAGGCGTCCTGGAGCGCAAGCCGGAACGCGAGCTCCGACATGCCCGACGGCGAGCAGACGTAGAAGGTGGCACCGGGAGCCATCCCCGTGCGCGCCGTCGCGAGAGCGGCCGACACGAGCGCACGTGTGCCGTCGTCGCCGAGCGCGTCGCCGGCGACCGTCGCCTTGCCGTCCGTGCGTCTGTTCCGCCGCCGCAGCGACTCGGGATCCTCGTCGCCCTGGTAGTTCACACCATACGGCGGGTCGGTGAAGAGCAATGCGACGCTCGAGCCGCCCATCAGCGCCGCCACATCCTCCGCGCTCGTCGCGTCCCCGCACATCAACCGGTGATTACCGAGCTCGTATATCTCGCCGCGTTTACTCTTCGGCTTTTTCGGAACCGGTGGCACCGCATCCGGATCATTCTTCGGAGCAACCCGCCGCAGAAGCGCCGACAGATCCGACGGAGCAAACCCCGTCATGTCCAAAGCCCGGCCGCGCTCCGCCAGATCCGCAAGTAGAACCGCGGCCAGATCGTCGTCCGATTCGCCCGCCGGATTGTTGTCGCGGAACGCCCACTCGATCGCCGTCGCCTCATCCAGGTCGACGAAGACAGCAGGGATGGACTCCCAGCCGAGCGCCTGCGCAGCGGCGAGACGCTGGTTGCCGGCGATCACCGTTCCATCAGGAAGCGCGATCAGCGGCCGGGCGCGCAGCATCTCCGGCGACGCGGTCAGCATCGCCTTCAGCTGCTCGAGCCGCGCCGGCTTGATCCGGCGCGGGTTCCGATCCCAGCCGCGGAGCTCGGCCACAGGCGCGTCGACTACCGCCAGCGAGGACAGGTCGCGCGCCAAGGTTTCTACTTCGCTCATCGGCTCGGAGTTTACGCGCTCAGGTCAAAGATGGGAATGATTCCCGTGTGACGGATGACAGGTGTGACACTTCCGTGGGGAGTTTCGTTCCGTGCGCGCGCATGCGGCCTACACTAGAGAAAAGTGTCACGATCTGTCACCGAGAGCAGTTTTGGCTTGTTTAAGCCATTTGCTGTGACACTTGTGGGCTATGTCTGGTTTGCTGTTTGTCATGTTTGTTCTACTGTTCGGAGTTCGAGGTCGAGCCAGATGCGTCCGACTCGCAGCCGGTTTTGCTGGTATCCGCGTTCGAGCATGCGTTGTGTGAACGCTTTTGGGCTCATCGGGTCGCCGGCGTTTGCTCTTGCCCAGCTGCTGTAGGCCTCGTAGATTTCGCCGTTTCTGACCCAGCCGCCGCTGGTTTCTTCGGTGTGGTCGGTGAGGAAGGCGCCGATGAGGTCGCTGTCGGCGCGGTAGTCGTCGGTGGCGGCGATGACGGCTTTCGGGGTGGTGAGGCGGTTGGCCGCCCAGTCCATGTAGCCGTGGAGCGCCCAGTTGAGGATGCCGGGGAGCTCGTTTTTGAGTTTGTCTTGCAGGTCGGGGTCGCGGTCGGTGGGCGGGATGGTGACGGTGAACGGGATGAGCCTGACGCGCCGCCAGATCGCTTCGTCGGTGCCTCGTATTTCGGGTTTGTGATTCGTGGCGAGCCACGCTTTGAAGTCGGGCTTGAACTCGAAATAGTCGGCGTAGAGAAACCGTGCTGAAAGCGTGTCGCCGCCGGTCAGTCTTTTCACGAGTGCTTCGTTCAGTCGTTTCCCTTCGGCGATCTCTGACACCATCACGAAGCGGGTGCCGCGTAGCCTGGCGATGTCGTTGGGGATGCCGTCTTTCTGTTCCATGAAGATCGAGGCGGGCGCGACCTGGCCGTAGTCGCCGAGCATGTGCCGGATCGTTTCGAGCATGGTGGTCTTCCCGTTGGCGCCGGAGCCGTACAGCACCGGCAGGATCTGCTCGCCGGTCTCGGCGGTGAGCGAGTAGCCGACCAACTGTTGGACGTAGCGGCGCACGTCGGGGTCGGGCAGGATCGTCTCGATGAACGCGTCCCAGAGCGGGCAGGTCGCTTCCGGGTCGTAGTCGACTGGGGCGAGTTTCGTCAGCAGGTCTTCGCGCTGGTGGGTTCTGGGTGCTTCGGTGGCGAGGTCGTAGGTGCAGTTGTTGAGGTTGAGCAGGAGCGGGTCGGAGTCGAGGTCGTCCGGCTGGATCGGCATGCCCGCTTCGCTGCGGGCCATCTCGAGTCCGCCTTTGACGCGGCCGGCGCCTTCGGATGCGAGCGCATGCTTGACGGTCTGTTTGCGGATCTTGTCGTCGGCGATCTCGGCTGCGTCGGCGGCGAGCGCTTTCATCGTTTCTTTGAACCAGGCGGTCGCCTGGCCGGCGTGGTCTTCGACCCAGCGGTTGTTGTCCCAGTAGATCCAGCGTGACCAGCGGTGCAGGTAGCGGAGCGAGTGGCCGTGCCGTTCGACGAGGCGTTGGGCGTTGCCGACGTCGGTGAGGTTGGCGACGGTTTTACCGGACGGGAAGTCGATGACGTCGCCGCCTGTCTCGTGTTCCTGCATCAGTCGTCGAGGCTGTCGCGGCGGTGCGGGAACTTGTAGAGGCGGTCGTCCTCGCTGAACGATCGTGCGTCGCCGCGTTCGACGGTGTTGAAGTGGCTGTTGTAGTACGGCTGGTCGCGCTCGATCGCTCGCCGTTCGGCCTCTTTGACGAGGGCCGGCGTTGTGTAGTGCTCGAGGGTGATTTTGTCGACGGCACGCCACCAGGCATGGGTGACGGAATGCTTCGCGAAGCGTTTGCCGGGATCCGCCGTCTGGCCGACGTAGAGCAGCCGGCCGTCCGCGGCGTAGAAGCGGTAGAGGGTGTTGTTGATGCTCACAGGAGCGGCCCGTACCGCTCCGCGATCTCGGCGGCGACGTTCAGGACGGCGATGCAGCCTTCGAGCGTGTCAGGCGTTCTGCCGTCCTCGGCGGCCTGTTCGATACGGAGCCGCCTGTCCAGCGTGACGAGCGCATGTGCGGCCTGTCGTGCGGCCACATCGGCGCTGTGCGGGGTTTGGCCCCAGTGGGCGTCGATTGCGTCGAGGATGGCGAGGTCGCGTCGGGCGGTTCGTGCGGTGTTGAGCGCCGTCACGCGAGCGCTTCGTGGATCGTCTGTACGTCCATGCCGAGCTCGAACGCGATGTGGTGCTCGAGCCGGGCGCCTTTCGACTTGTGCCAGCCGTCGAGCAGAACGATGCCGTCGCAGGTGACGAGTTCCGGCAGATCGGCGCGCAGGTAGTCAGCCCATGAGGCGCCTGTGCCCTCCAGGTGTTCGCTGCATTCGACAGGAGAAATGACCTCGTAGCCGCGAGCGATCAGGTCTAGCGTCGCCGTGCGAAACGCCGGGTAGTTGAACTCCTCGATGCCGGTCATCGGCCCGGAGAGATAGACGCGCGCCATGAAGCCTGCCTTTCGCTCGGATGGGGGAAGAGCACCCTACGCCTCAACCGGCCCGGGTGGCAACTCTCAGCCGACGCTAGAGAGTTACGAGCTCGTGCGTCTCGAACAGCATCGTCGTCGCCGGCGCTGTGCCGCGTGCACGGAGCACCGTAGCGAGATCCTCGAGGTGTCTGGGGCGCGCAACGTAGACCTCTACTTGAGCGTTGATCAGCGCCCGGATCCACTCGATCTGCTCGACAGTCGGCTTGCTTTTCTCCCGTTTGAGCTCAACAGCGAGCAGCCGGTCGCGTACGAGGAACAGGTCTGGGAACCCTGCGCCGTCGGCGGCGACGGGGGTGCGCCAGCCTTTCGTGGTGAGCGCCGGCCGGAAGTGCGCGATCCGCCAGCCCATCAGTTTCGCCAGGTCGAGCACCATCTTCTGCCAGTCCGCCTCAAGGATCTCGTCGAGCGGCAGCTGCTTCGCCATCAGTACGGGATCACGTCGTAGGGCACCGGCTCACCGATCTTCCAGCCGCGCTCCGCCTCGAGCCGGTCGGTCGCCGCGATCAGGCAGTCGCCGCAGACATAGTGGTCGGGGTTGAGGTATTCGACGGGCAGCTCGTGCACCTCGACGCGCACGGCACACGCGGTGCAGAAGATCAGCCTCACGCGAACAGGCTCTGCTGCTGCAGCCGCTTCGCACAGAGCGCCGCGTACTCGGGTGAGAGCTCGACCCCGACCGCACGCCGCCCGAGTTTGCGCGCGACGAGCGCCGTCGTGCCGGAGCCCATGAACGGGTCGAGGACGACGCCGGGGACATACTTGCCCGCCTCGGGGCCGCACGCGCATTCCGACCAGCCGACGGTCTCGGACGTCGGGCCTCCTTCGCGCCATCCCGCTCGCACGACCGGAAGCGGCGTCTTGGTCATCTCACGCGTGCCACCGTGCTCCCTGACCGTCTCGCGCTCCACGATCCTCTCGCGCGCCTTCCCACAGATGCGGCAGACCCACTCCGGGCAGCCGGCGGCGATGCAGCGGCGCGGCAGCTCCTCCGGGAACGTCGCGAAGTGCGCCTCCGGGTACGGCTGCGTCGCGATCTCCCAGACCGATCGGATGTTGCGGCCGGCGCCAGGCCAGCGGTCATGGCCCTCCCGATTCGCGTGGTTCTCATGGCCGGTGATTCCAGGGTTCGTGCCGCTGATGGTCGTCTTGCGGCGTCCGTCCGGCGCGTGCGGCTCGCGCACCGCCTCCTGGTCGAAGTAGTAGCGCGGCGACTTCGACAGCAGGAAGACATACTCGTGTGCCTTCGTCGGCCGGTCGGCGACCGACTCGGGCATCGGGTTCGATTTACTCCAAATCACATCGCTCCGCAGATACCAACCTTGCTCATAGAGGGTCGCGGGCGCGGGGAAGTCGATGGTCGCGGCAGCACCGCTGTGAAGCGCGATGAGCGAAGAGTGCGCGAGTGCGGCGTTGTCGCCAGAAGCGGGACAACCGATAGCGATGCGCGCCTGATGTTGCTTGGCGACGAGGTGTGGATAGACCTCGCGGAGCACATCACGACACTCGTTCGTGCGGAGGTTCCAGCGGTAAAGAGGCTGGTTTCGTCCGCGCGTTGACTCCGAGATGCTGCCCTTGCCGACGATCGCCAGCGCGCGCTCGACCACTGCGCGGCTTGTGTTGCTGATCTCCAGCCCCGAGCCGTAGGTGTCCTGCGTCCGGGCGTAGCTGCGCTCGGTGCCGTCGGCCTTCGTGAACTTCGCGCCGGAGTCCGTGCCGGCCTTGCGCTTGTGGACGAAGATGCACCCCTCGGCGTCGATCATCGCGGCGAGCCACACGCGCTCGCGCTCGTCTTTGATCGTGCCCGTGTAGTAAGGCTCCTGTAGCGCGCGAGCCACTTTCCAGGGGATGCCGACGAGATCCTTCGGCTTCAAGTCGCCGTATGAGGGCAGGCTCCCAGGACGCCCTTCGCGCAGTTGCAGTTCCAGCAAAGGATCTGATAGCGGCTCGGCGGGCAGCCCTCGTCGAGAATGATCTTGTAGACGAGATGCCGCCTCTTCCCCCGGACCTGCGCTCCATCGTTCTGAACGTGGTCGATCGTCAGGAAAACTGGTTCCGTCTCCCCGCAGCACCGGCAGCGCGCCCCCAACGTCTCGATGATCGTCGTTCGCATGTTGCGCCGTCTCTGAGTTATCTGGCCGTTGAGGCGAGCCTTGTTCGCTTGGTGGTACGCGCGAGCCTTCGCCTTCTCCTGCTCTGAGTGCTCCGCGCTCCACCGGCGCCTCGCCATCCGGTGATAGCAGCGAGGGCACATCCCCTTGGCCCGACCTCGCCGATCGGCTATCTGTCCGCATTCGCTGCACTGATATGGGCTGAGAGGCATAGGAATCTCCGAGATTCAGGAAAAGTGTTCCGTCATCAGATAATACTCTTCGCACCTCGCGGAACACGTCGACGATCGCGGCGACGTAGGCGTCCGGGGTCGGCTCGAGACCGATCTGCTGGTCGACGCGGACGGCACCGCATGAGCAGACATCGGCAGCCAGCCTGTCAGGGAACGCACCCTCGGTCTGCTTGCCGGGCGCACCGGAGCCGCCTCGCCCGCCGCGAGCGCCGATGGTGTCATGGTCGCAGTCCGGGTCGCCGCCGTCCCATTCACCGGTGCCGTAGTCGCGCAGGCCCCAGTAGGGCGGCGACGTGACGCAGCAGTTCACCGACGCGGCTGGCAGCTCGGCCAGGACCTCCCGCACGTCGCCGACGTAAAGCGTGAAGTCGGCGTCGTCGACGAACGGCGTCACGCCGCGACCGCCCGCTTGCGCCGGTAGTAGGCGTACTGGCGGTGTGTCGGCTTGCAGTAGATCGCCCTGAACTTCCCCCGGCCGACGCGTTCCGGCGGGATCGGGGCGCCGCAGTGGGCGCAGGTGCGTTCTTCTGCTTCGACGCGTTCTTCGCGGGCGACGCGTTCGAGCCGTGCTTGTTGGATCAGCGCCCGGATGTGGGCGCGCTCGTCAGCGGTCATGCGAGATGGCAGATGCCTGCGGTGCCCCATTCACGCCATGAGCCGATCCCGTCGTGCGGCTTGCCGGCGTCGCGATCCCAGACGAGGTAGGCGCGGTACAGCTGCTCGCGTGGCGTGGCCGCGCTTGGCCTGCCGACGCCGCCGACGGATGCCCAGGTCGACGGGAGGAACTGCATCCCCCCGCTATAACCGTTGCCGGTCTCGTCGTTCCAGGCGCCTTCGTGCTGATGGATGCAGAGCGCACCGACGAGCCATGCTCGAGGCGCGTGCCAGCGTCGTGGAACCTGTGAGGCTCGGGCGACGCTGACGAACATGAAGATGACGATCGTGAGGGTTGCAAGTTTCAGTCCACCTATCCCTTCTGTTGCTGGCGCGTCCTCGCGAGTTGGTTTCTCGCGGCTTGCGTGTTGTCGGCGTGCTGTCGTCCTTCCGCGTGCGAGCTCGCGGGCCCGCCTGCGGCCTCGCGTGCTTTCGGGTAGGAGCCGTAGATCCGCATCGCCGCGGTGATTGTCGACGGTAGACCGGCGGCTTTCAACTGGTCGCAACAGGACACGTACTCATCCCAGGAAGGCCAGTGTCCGACGATCTCGCGTGCGAGGCGTATGCCGGCGAGGACATCCTCTGCGCTGGTTCGGCGAAACACGTTGCGGATCGGCGC